TGTATGTAGTTGCCATTGTTTACGCTCCCATCAGCATAAAGATTTGTGGATTAGGGTCTGTTGTAATGGCTCCCCAAGAGGCTGAAGAACCATCTGTTGTTAAATACTTACCTGAGTTACCAGTCTGGCTAGGCAGAGCATCTACTGCTGCCCACTTAAGTCCAGTTGCTGTACTTGAATCAGTTTGTAGATAGTAGCCGTTAGTACCTGCTGTTAACTTACCAACAGTATCGGCTGCAGTACCTACAATTAAGTCACCCTTAGCATCAATTACTGTATTAGAAATTGCTGTAGCCAAATCAAAGGCTGTAAAGGTAATAACTTCAAGTACATCACCAGATGCTAGAGCAGCCAAAGATGTAATGCTTGTTCCATTAGATGCTGTGTAGTCAGTTGTTGGTACTAATAGAACACCATTTAAGTATACCTGTGCTTTGCCAGGAAGATAAGATAATGTTAAACCATTAGCATCTGTTCCTGATACTGATGTTTCTCCACCAGATGCATTGAAGCGATAACGAAAGATTTCTGCAGTTGAAGAAATTGAACCCCAAGTAGAACCTGTCCAAGCAAACATAGTTGCAGATACTGAGTTCCAGTATAAAGCACCAGTTACTAATGCATTGCCGTCATTGTCTAATGTAGGAGCAGATGACTTAGCGCCTAGGTATCTGTCATCGAAAGAATCGTATGAGGCAGCAGCAGCGGCAGCAGAGGCTGCAGCAGCAGTAGCAGAACCAGCCACATCATCTACATACAACTTAGTAGCAGCGTGTAGATTAGATGAAGGAGCGCCAGCAAGGGTTAGGTTGCCAGTCATTGTTCCGCCAGATTTAAACAGTACTGAATCGTAGAATGTACCGCCTGCTTGAATCTGGTCTGCAATCTCCTTAAGAGTATCTAATGTGCCAGGAGCACCATTGATAAGATTTGTAATCTCAGTATCAATGTATCCTTTAGTTGCTGCATCTGTAGATGTAGTAGGAGTTCCAAGACTTGTAATTTTTTGGCTATTCATTGAGAACGAACCAGTTGGTGCAGCAAGGTCAGTTACCTTAGAAGTACGAACCTGTGTGTCAAAATCTGAAATAGTTGAAGCAGTCTGAGTACCAGTATGGTTAGCACGAGCCAGTGGGTCGGTTGCTAACTTGCTTAGTGCAATGTTTGCAGAAGCATTAATATCAGCATTAACAATAGTTCCATCTACTATATCGGCAGATGTAATAGAACCGTTAAGGCTTAACTTGCTGTAAGCAATACCAGCAGATGAGTTAATATCAGCATTAACAATTGTATCGTTAGCAATCATAGTGCTAGTTACTGTGCCAGTATCACCAGCAGTAATAGCAGTTCCTGAAATCTTAGTCTTATCAATTGCAGCAGAAGCATTGATGTCGGCATTTACGATAGCACCAGTAGCAATAGACGACACTAGGCTAACTGAACTTGAACCATTAAAAGATACGGCAGCAGCCTCTATATCTCCAGTAATTTGGAAGTCTCTAGCAGTTGCTAATGTAGTAGCAGTTCCTGCGTTACCTGATACAGTTCCAGTTACATTGCCTGTAAGGTTACCTGTAAAGGTACCTGCAATAGCACCAGTACCAGTAATGGTTGGGCTAGTTAAAGTCTTGTTAGTGAGTGTCTGAGTGCCAGTTAAAGTAACTACACCAGTAAGTGTGTTATCGGCTGCACTAATTGTTTTGTTAGTAAGAGTCTGGGTATCTGTTGTTCCCACTACGGAACCAGTTAAACCGTGTACTCCTGAAGATGCTTCAATGTGTGTATTGGCTTCACGATAATCTCTACCAATTGCCATATGCCGTACTACAGCACCAGCAGAGTGGGCTACGCCAGTTGAACCATCAATACCACGAGTAATAGTAAGAGTGTTAGTGGAAACCGCCGTTACATCTACAATTTCTTCAAGCGCTGTATCTGGGTCAATCACCACCGTAAAGGTTTGGCCAGCAGATATTGTGGCACCACCTAGTAATGAAGTTCCTGATACAACAGTTGCTGAAGTACCAGAGGAAGTTAACGCTCCAGATAATGTGGTCTGTTGTGAGCGTGAGGAGTATTTGCGTGTTGTCATTTATCTACCTATCGGCTGTAGTGGATGCGGATTGGATATGTTGCTTGTTGTCTTGATGTTTCCTCAGAGAGGCGCTGTGTGTAAAGGGCTAGCAATTGACGTGATGCATTCTGTGAAGAACCATATGGTCTCTTGCTATCTGTTTCATCTGCCTGTGGGCTAACTTGTGCAGCACGTGCTGGGTCAAGATAGGTAAGCAAACGGTATGAAGCACCAAGTACTACCACATCCTTGCAGGATTCTGGTAGCCCTGTTTGTGTTGCAAAATCTTGGGCATTAGTTGTAAATGCTATAGGTTCAGTTGCATATACAATCTTTACAGTTCTACCTGGAGTAATGTAATCTCCAATAGTTACTGTCTGAACATCATCTGAAGATGTATAACCAAAGGCTGTAGGCTCAGCAAAAGAATCAAATGACCATCTACGGACTGGTATCCATTCTTTAGATGGACCAATCTCTTGCCACATAATTGTCAAGATATTATCTATATTTAAGTTAGCAAATGCATATGTAGTAACTGCAGCATTATAAGTAAATGAAGTATCTGCTACTGCAAATATAGTTGCACCCATTGCCCTGATAGTGTCATTAACTGCACGCTTAATTACGTGCCGTGGAAAAGTAGGAGAGATAGTAACTTTAGTATCTGCCGTATGTGTAGTAGCAGTAGTTCCTAGATAACCACGGCCATATGGGGCTACAGTGGCTGTATTAGCCACACGGTCAAATGAATCTACCCACATCAACTCTTCATCAATCTCAACTACGCCTTTACCTAAATTCTCAGTAGAGCCTAAAGATAACACGGTAGGAGATGTAGATGGTGATGTTAGAGTACTAACTGGACTAGTTAAGTGAGTTGCTCTATCCTGTTGGTATGTATATCCAGCAAGGTTAATCTGGATTTCATCCATTATATTTGATAGGGTAGTTGTCATATCTTCCTTTATTATCTAGGTGTAATGATTTTCTTGTCTGGTGTAATAAGTTTTGATTTAGGTTCTTCTTTTGGTTTGCCAAAAAATGCTTGATAGTAATGCTCATCAAATGAGAACCGCTTCATATGTGGAGCAGTTGCTCCAGTATGAGCATATAGTGGAACTTCTGCTTTATCGCATAGTGCAAAGAAGAATATATCTTCGCCTATAAATTTCTTACCTCTACCCATTTCCATAAAGACTACTTTGTCAATTGCTACTTCACGGACTTTAGGTACTATGCTTCTATGCATTAGGATAAATCCCATACCTGCTGCATCAATTTTAATTAATTGATTCTGAGGCATAGGGTGTACTCTGGCTAATCCAAAGCCACCATCTTCATTAGCAACAAAACTAAATAATGTAGGCATTGGAACCATTAAAGGTTCCTCTGGATTATCTGTAGTAAAATATACTCCAGTAATCATAGGACGCTTTTCAGCATCTCTACTATCCCATAGTAATCTAAACTTTTCTGGACTAATTACCACATCTGAGTCTACCCAGAATAACCATTCGTAATCAGTCTTGTCATACCAGTAATCAAAAACTGTTTGTCGCTGTCTGCCAATTTGATTGCCTTGGCTACGTAATGTTGTAGCAAATTCTACGCCAGACTTTAGCATTACATCTGCTACGCCTTGCATAAACTTACCATCTACCATTCCATTATCGCACCATACAAGTGCTATAGAATCTTTTTTGCTCATAGTCCCCTATGCCCCTATTTCTTTTTACGTGATACTGCTGCGTTGTCTATTAGGTTTGGGTAGGGTCTACCTGCAGCCTTAGCCCTAGCCTTAGCAGCACTCTTTTGTGCTGGTGTTAACTTTTTAGAAGTTTTCTTAGGATTCTTCTTATCCCAAAATGCTACTTTCTTTTTCACCATTTCACCTTATCTGCCCAGTACGCTGCGGACATCTTGCCTTTAGCAATATTCTTAGCGTGACGTGCTTTAAATGATTTTTGTCTAGCAGTAGGTTTTCTGTCCCCAGTTACACCTTGCTGTCCAAATCTAATTGTTTTAACTTGAGTGCCAACTTTAGCCACTACTACGTGTGATTTAGTTGGATGATTAGGAGTACGCTTTGGCTTATTAAAACCAGATACTCCTGCTCTCTTTAATCTTGAATCTTTCATTTGCTCCCCTTAATTACTTCTTTTGTCTTAGGGTCAAGGCGAACTTTTTCGGTGCCATTCTTTCTAAGAATAACAATTACTCCATCACGCATAATAGATTTATTGAATCCATCGTGGCGTTTGCGTTGACCCGATGACATTACTTTCCTCGTCCTGCTTTTTTTATACCCTTAACCTTTAATAGGTTAGGGTTCTTTTTCTTAGCAGCCTTACTTGCTTTCCTCGCACCCGCAGCCAAGATAGCGCCAGCACCTGCCATAGAGATTCCTTGCTTTTTCGCAATCTGTTTCTGGGCTGCTTTGAAGCCCATTCCTTTTTTGGTTTTCATTATCTGCTCCTATATACACCAGCAGTTGTCCGAGTTCCTGGTATAAACATATTTGGATATTTTTCCTCAAGTGCTTTTTTAGCAGCAGCCTCGGCTGCAGCCACACCTTTAGGAGATATTGATTCTTGAAATTTTTTAAGAATATCAATTTCTCTTTGTGTTAATTGAGATTTTGTTGTTGCTTTAGGCTTAGGGGTTGATTTAGGTTTAGGGCTAGCCATATTACTTCTTCTTGCCCATCTTTTTCATAACCATCTTCTTCATACCCTTTTTCATTTCCATTTTCTTCTCTGCTTTAGATTCCATCTTCTCGCCCTTGGCATAAGCCTTGGCTGCAGCCTTACCCTTAGCAGTATATGGGAACTTTTTCTTTCCTACTTTTGGCATTACATTCCTACCTCTCGCATTGTGTTTGCTACCCGTTGGTCTATCTTCTGAGCCGCTGGCATAGTGTTTGCATCATATGGTTTGTTTAACTTCTCAGAGGCTTCCCGTGCTGCATTAATTTGCCGCCAAGTTGTCCCTCCTGGTTGGATGCCTTCGGCTCTAGCAGCCCGATAAGCAGCCAATTCTCCGTCCCATTTCTTCTGGGCTATTGGTTTTCTAGCATCTCCAGGTGCTAACTCTAGAGTACTAATCTTGCAACCAAAGCATCCTTCTACAAACTCTGGATGAGTTCTCTCTTGATGTAAACTCATAGTGCTGTAAAGTTGGCTGAAGTAACACCAACATTACCAGCAATTAATGCTGCCCTAGTTGTATCGTCAACCGTATGGGTATAACCACCACGATAAAATTCATCATAGTTTGCTATATCTTCATCTACTGGATATCTTACTTGTGAATAAGTAGCACCAGATTTAGCAATACTGATACCCCTATTTAATTTATAAAAGTAAAACAGCCTAGCACCACCTGCTGGTCCCTCTTCTACATTAGGTGTTTTAAATAAATAATATGCCATTGTTCTCCTTAATGAACTTACTGTTAGGCACTGCATAAACAGTGCCCAACCGTCAATCAACTAAGCAGCGATTGAAGAACCTGATTCGATTCTGTATAGAGCCTCTTCGCGGTAGCGAGCAAAGCCTAGTACGCCGTACCAGCCCATTGGGCGATGACGCATCAAGCGGTCCACTACTGGTCCGATTACTGTGTGTGGCTCTTCTGCTACAGCCTCAGCAAGTGCTTGCTGTCCCGCAATAATTGTGCGGTATACGCTGTTAGCAGCGGTTCCACCAGAACCATCTGCAGCCTTGTACATACGTGGAGTCTCTACGAAGTATGCTCCGCCGTATACACCGATTTCTCCAGCCCATACGCGGTCTTGTGAAGCACCGTATTGGTTTGGTACTAACCAGTTACCTGTGTCAGTAGCAAGGCGGAAATCGTGTGATACCTCTGGGTGAATACCAGCCCAGAAGTTTGTACCCTTACGAGGTACTGCTTTGTTAGCACGTAGTTTTGCAACTGCCTTTAGAACGTTAGCAGAACTTAGAGTTGCTGCTGAAGTAATTGTTGCAGTTGAAGTTGCTGTTGAACCTGAATAGATTACGTTTGAACCTTGACGCAATGTTGTCATTGCGATAGAGTCAATAGAATCTGCTAGGTTAAATGCAATGATGTTAGCAATTGCTGGGTCTACATCTGCAAGAGAGAATAACTCTAATGCACGAGTTACCAATACTGAGTTACCGTACTCTGAAAGAGTAATGGTTACTGAGGTTGGTGTAGACAGCGCCACTGAATCGACATCATCTGTCTCTGTCAATGGTGATGTTGCTGTTGAAAGGTCAACGTAGCGTTGTAGAACAACTGTTGAACCTGGGATTGCTTGTCTTGCTGGACGCTTATCTGCAACTGAACGAATTAGTGGTTCAGAACGGAGAGCGAATTCAAGAAGACGGTCATACGCCTTTTGAACTAAGCCAGCAGAACCAGCGGTTCCTCCAAGAGAGGATGAACCTGTGGTTGTGTAATTTACTGTAGGCATTTCGTCACCTCCAAGTGACTATGAACGGAAATTATTATTGTTGTGACCGCAATAATGCAATTAACTCATCGGCAGATTCTGCATTGTCGATTCTTGAGTTAAAGTCTTGCTCACGGTCTGGTGTAATAGCCCCTTGAGTAACTACATCTTGCTGGCGCAATGCCGCAAGGGATTCGTTATCTGCTGCGTTAGACTTGGCAGGAACGTTAATTCCAAATAAATCTGCGTTATCGTCAAGCCAGTTAGAAACTGTATCTTCGCTAACATCATCTAAGTCTTTTAGTACCAGTCTTGCTGCTTTAAGGTTTACACCTTTTTTCTCTAGGACTTCTTTGACGACTCGCTCACGCTGCACCTTGGTTAAACCCTCAAGTTGCTCAGTAAGTTCCTTGATACGCTTCTCATCTGCACGTTTGGCTTTTCTTAGTTTCTTAACTAAGTCATCACCTTGCAGAGGTGTATCGTTATCTTGGTCTTCGTCTTCGTCTTCCCAGTAATTGTTGCTCATAGCAACCACCCTTTCTATTCGTTGATTAGTTCGTAGACCACAGTTCAGTTCGGGGAAACTGGCTGGCTTCTACTACCAGGCTTATACACCTCACGGGGCTGGTATATCCGTGTAGGGAATCTATATTTGTCCTGTTGACTTTTGTGTCAAAGAGGCTCTACTTAAACCTGAACTGCCACTAAATGTAGCAATTTCTTTTTCTGCTAACCTTAATCTCTTGCGCTGGGCAGATGCTAAGCCTTTAAATGTTTCTGACTCTGCTTCTGCTTGGCCGTAAGTAATACCTTCCTCTGCGTATATCTCACCCAGTTTACCTGCAGTAGGTAATACATTGGCAATCGCAGCATAACCCTTACGTGCAGTTGCTAAGTCAACACCAAACTTGGCTAAGTCTTCAGCAGTTGCCATACTAGTTACTAGATTTTGTGCTGCTGCTGCACTACCAATCTCTGCTGCTTTAACCTTCTCTTCTAACTTAGGAAGGTTCTGTGTTGGGTCTAAGAAGTATCCAACTAGGTCAGCATCTTCAATACTGTAATATGCTTTTAATTGAGTCTTAATTGCTGTATCAGCACTTTTAACTCTAGTAACAGCCAAATCAATTCTATCTTTAAATTCAGTAGCAGATACATCTCCGCCAATTAAACCTGCCATTTTAGATTGGCGGGTTGCACGGTCTGCACCAAAGTATGTTTCCTGACCATATGCTTTAAGCGTTTGGCTATAGGCATCTTCTAGTGCAAGATACTCTGCCTCTGATAGTACATTTAATCCAGCAGTTCTACGTTTTTCATTACCAGCAAATCTTGTTTTATAGGCTTGCTCTTGCTTTAATAATACGGCTGCTTGCTTAGGACCAATACCCTGTCTCATATAACTTTCAATTATTGGAACTAAACTTTCCAAACCATAATCAGTAAAAGCATCTTTTAAGAAAGCAAAAGCATCTGATATCTCACTTGATATCTCAGGCTTCTTATCTTCTTGTGGAATATTTATTGGAGTGCTATAGCCAGAGACTAATTGATTTGCTGCATCTAATGCTGCTTGTTCAGCCTTTGTCTGCTCAGAAATATTATAACCAACATTCTCGCCAGTGTAAGCATTAAGTGCTGCGGCTTGTAAACCATATCTAGCAGACATTGCTGCCAAACCTCTTGCTGCACCAGCATCAAGTCCGTAATTACTAATGCCAGCCAAAGCCTTTTCAAATATAACATCACCAGTTTTGCCTTTAGCACCAACTTGTGCTTCCGCCAACTTAGTTTGTGCTGCTGCTGCTTGAGCCTGTGCATTGGCTAGATTTTGAATACGTCTTGATTCGGCTGCTTGTGCTGCTGCTATTTCTGCTTTAGTTGCCATTATGCCATCAATCCAAAACTCTGAAGAATACTTGTAGCGTAGCCTGCTGCTTCTTCTCTAGCATTCTTAGTCTTAGCCCACTCTGGTTCGTTTCTCAACATAACCTCAAATTCTGTTTGAGTCATAACACCTGGTTTTCCATTATTAGCGAGGGCTTTTTGAATCCTCTTATCAAACACGTTAATTGATTGTGATGGTATCTCAAGAATATTAGACATTGCAGTAGCAAATTGGTCTGCTACTGAAGAAACTGTTCCACCATTATCAATAATGTTTGCCATACTAGGGTAGAAAGTTTTAGCCATATTCTTAATAGCCTGTTGTTGTGAATCTAATTTACCAGTGGTAAGGGTTCCACCTTCCACCATACCATTCATTACCTGATTAAATGCTTCACGGTTAGAAAGGTTAATACCATACTGAGTTGCAAACTCTTTTAAACTAGATACTGATTGACTTAATGCTCCAGTACCTTTGCCTATCTCTTCATCTGTTAAAGATGATACTGATTTTCTAAGTGTATCAAAAGCAATCTCTCTATAATCAGTATCTGCTAGTTTAGAACCACTGGTTACTTCTACACCGCCAACTTCTTTACGGGTAACTATGGCTAGTTTTTCTGCAGATTTAATCTTCTGAAAGAATAACTTCTTTTCTTCTTCAGTTGCTGGTCTATCTAGTAACTGCTGAGTGTAGTTATTTATCATCTCAGCAGCATCTGCTTCTGTAGTTTCAGTTCTACTCTTAGTAGGACCACCTACACCAGCGGATGGACGAGTTGTTGCCCAATCAAAAAATGGTGTTAAAGCAGTATCTTTATTAGCAAGAAAAGCATCTACTTCATCTACAGATTGTGTAGAACCAGCCTTTAAAATTGCAGTAGCAAGGGCATTATTATCTTTAGTAGCATATCCAGTTTTATCTAATGTGCCAGAATTATATAAACTTGTTCTAATTGTTTCTAGTTTTTTGCCAGGATTATCTTTCTTAATTTGAGCAACATACTGGCTTCCAGTTAGAACATCAAAGTTGCCATCTGGATATACATATAGAAAATACTGAACAGTCTGGTCACCATCCTTTTTAACTAACTGACGATATCTACCATACTGGTCAAAGGTAATTCGATAATCACCATCTGGACCAAAAAATTTATTTAGGTCTTCGTAGTCTTGTGACTTCTTTTGCGCTTCTACTTCAAATGGACGGTCACCCATACTACTCCTCCTGTGCTCTTGCTGTTGTAACATCCTTAGAGTATGAGTTTAATAGTGAACGGAAAATCAAACGATTTGCCTCTCTAACCTCTGGGTATGTTTTGCTGTACTCTTCAATTATCTTATTAATGTTTTTCTTCTTTGCTGCTTTTACTTCACTAAAGTCATAACGACTAGCCATATCTTTATCCTGAGCAATGCTTAAGAACTGACTCATTTCAGAAACAACTAGTTGCATAGCAGCCCTTGAACGCTTATCCAGTGGGCTATCTTTAGTAGATACTATCTCTGATAACTCTCTGAACTTAACCTCTAGTTCACCCTGATTATCTATGTTGCCCATAATTTCTGCCTTTAGGTATGGGTTAGAATTTAACATAGACTTACGAGCCTGTTGTGCTTTATAGATAATTTGTTTACGCTCACCAACATCAGCAGTTTTTGCTAACTCAGCCTTTTGATTACTCTCAATTGCAAAGTAAGTCTCACGGTCTTCTGATAGTTGAACATCTTTTAGATAGTTCTTTAGATAATTATTGAACTCATCTTTACCTTTTGGAAACCTTAGTATGCCCTCAGATTCCATCCAGGCATAAACATCTGGGTTATATTCTCCTACCCTAGGGGCAAAGATATATGCAGTTTCACCATATGTATCTATGAACTTAGAATTATTAACAGCCCAGTTCTTTACCTCTTCTGTCTTATTAATAAAGACCTTCATAGTGCTATTGTTTCTAGGAACTATGTAGGCTAACTTACCTGGGTTCTTGCCAATAAATGTAGCCAAGGCTAAGTCAAATGCATCCAATGCATTCTCTGAATCATTGCGAAGAATGCTGTTATAGATATCCCAGAACTCTGCCTTGAATGAAGTAATACCAGCATTCTTCATATAGTTTGGCAGGTCTTTTGTATCTCTTAATGCTGGATATGCTGGTGATATTTGACCTAACATATTACGTGCTACAACAATTGAGTTAGTAGCAATCTTTATATTACTTAAGTATTTATCTGTTTCTTCAACTGTAGCATCAGCAGGTAGGTTATATCCATATGCTTGGAAGTAAGATATAGCCTGAAGCACTGCTGTAGATTTTTGTCTATCTGCTTCTGTCGGAGATAAAGTAGTCCAAATTGTAGAACCTAACAATGGCATTACTGCCTCACGTAGGTCTAAGTTTTTACCTATATTACCAAGGGCAATGTTATTAACTGCATCTGCAGCCTTACTTGCTGTTGGTTCAATCTTCTCTTTAATAGGTCCTGGAATTAAAGGTAGTTCACGTAAGAAAGACTTTAATGTTAATAAACCAACTGCAGACACTGGGCCGCTAAAGGCTGGTTGACCAGCATCAGGAGCAAATGATGGGTTAATTAATCTTAACTTAATAGCAAAGTCATTAAATGATGGAACTTTAAAATCATCATCGCCACCTAATGCTTTAATAATAGGATTTACCGCAGAATTAATAATGATATCCGTTGGGAAGGTTACGTATAAATCGCCCTTATCATCCTCATATATATCACCACTTGCTTGTAATCCTGTGTGTAAAAGTCTTAAACGATACAGGGTTTGCAATGGCTTCTTTGTATATAAACGATATATACGGCGGTAGAAATCCTCTGTTGCTCTATAGAAACGGCCAACGGCACGGACAGATACAGCAAGATTACTCTTAACATTTGGATTATCAGCAAATGTTATTAACTCATTTACTGCGCCATTCCAAGATAACTCAACTACCTGCTTCTCTGCCTGAGCCTTAGCAAGTTTAGTTACTTTATTATCTGAAAGTAAAGGATTATTTTCCTTAATTAACTTTTGATACTGAGTAACAAGTTTCTTCTCATATGGTGCAAGGTCATCCATATACTTGCTATACATAATCCAAAGAGCAGGTTGACGATATAGACCATTTACCTGTGCATCCATAACATCCATAGCCCAGTTTTGGAATTTACCTAAAATTTCACCATTACCGTCAATATCTTCTAGGGCTTTAAGGTCAGCATCGCCACCCATAAAAACTAAACGTGTATTAATTTGTCCACTGGTAGGACGAAAACCTTTGGTAAGTTTAATAAACTCATCTTCAGTTAAAGAAGCAGAGGCTTTTGCCCAAGCAGCCTTAACTAAATTTTTAGGTTTTTCTACTACACCAGTTCGTGGCTGAGTACCTGTATGATAAACAGTATAATTAGCCTCAATTTTATTTAATAAATCTTGAAATTGAGTATCAACATTTGGCATATCACCAACGACAAATTTAGCACCTGCCTCATTTGCGTCAATTATACTTCTTATTGTTTCGGGTCTTAATTCTTTACCAGAAAGTTTGCCATTTCTAGCAAGCATAATAGTTTTGCCAGATAAATCACCAGTTGCTGGACCGAGTCTTAGTAAACTTGTTTCACTTGAAGTTTTTCCAATACCTTTTGGATTAGCCTCAATAATATTTTTTTGAATATTTGTATCTACAAGTTCTACTATTGCTGCATTTGATTCTGCTCGCATAGCAATATCTTTTGCGTCTCCAAGAGGAGTACCTTTTCCAGCATTTCCACCAGAAATTGATTTATAATTTACTTTATATCCGTACAATCCTTTATGACGGTCAACAATTGCATCATATAATTTTTGATTGTATGAATTTGGTCCACCGTGGAAGGTGTTATACAAATCAATCAACATATTGTCTATGTGAACACGGGCAATATCTGCATCACTTAGACCTTGTTGGCGATAATAAACTGTTGTGCTAAATTCTTTATTAAAATCTTTTACTTTTTTAATATTAAAAGCATCAAATGTATTTAAATCTAAATCAGCCCGAACTCCAACTTGTTCTAATATGTCTCTTCTGGCTAATTCAAAGTCTCCACCAGTCTTTAAGGCATTATGTCTAAAGAATGGAGTAACTGGACTTACATATTGTCCTTCGCCTACAGTCTTTCCATTGTAGGAAAAACGAATACTGAAGTTATCATAGTGGGCAACGGCTACTTCTAACTCATTTAAGTTGGCAATATCAACTGCTCTATATTTTTTAGAGGCTTTTAGATTATTTGCCTCATACATCTTACTTAAATTAGATGGAGTAAATTGAGCATTAATAAATTCTTTGTCTACCTTTGCAGAAAGGCTGGTCTTTGCACCCATTGAGTTAGCAATTGAATCTACAGCGGATGGGTTATTTTTTAATAACTTACGCATATTGTCTTTTGCGCCTACTGGTAGTTGTTTTAATACAATATCTTCATATCTGTCAACTAAGTTTGTGCGAATCATCTCTTGTTGAACTTGTTCTTTTGTAATATTTAATTTAGTTGCAAGTTCATCTACAAGTTCTACACGCTTGTCAAATGGAATCTTTTTAGTGATATCCATATTCGGAAACACTTTATATGCTGCACGCTTAAATCCAATAGCAGATTTAGAACCACTAATTGTGGTCAAAGCCTTTACCGCTCTACGTCCACCAAAAGCAAATTTAACTAACGCATCTTTAGGTGCGGTTAGAAAATAAAAGAAACCTTCATCAATGCTTGTTCTTACTCCAAGCCTAGGGAACAATGTAAAGGTAGACCAAAAATTATTGTAAGCACGAGTAAATTTATTTTTAGTTACGCCGCCAAGCGCTACCATAAATCTATGTTTCTCATTTGATATCTTACCAAATTTAGTCATAGCAGCATTCTCTGCAATAATTTCATATGGCAAAGGTGCTGTACCTTCAGCAGTCTGAGATAGTTGAACTATACCCTTGCTTGATTGTACCGCTACATCATTTTCTAAATTGTAGGCTTCTCTACTAACTCGTCCAACAAAGTGTTGTGGAACTTCAGAGCGAGCAGTAGAGTACATACCAGCCTTCTCGTTGAAGGTAGCATTTAAAATTTCTGCCATCTGGTTTTTACCATCAGGAGTACCAATCATTCCTTGCTTTAACATAAAGCCGTAAGAAAGATTACGAACTATTGTTCTTTGATACTCTTCGCTTTGATTTAAAAACTCAAACGCAATCGTATCTGCAAGGTCTCTTCTTACTACTTGAGCCGCAAGATTGCGGACTTCATCTACTGTTTTAATAGCATCTTCACCATAAAGAATACGGCCTGGGCTTCTTTGAAGATATCTACCAGCCTTATGAAGAGCATTAACATCTTTTTCTAGTTTAAGTAATTCAGCCATTGCTGGATTAACCAAGACATCTCTTTCATTAGATACCTTGGTAAGAATATCCATAGCAGTACCAAGTCTAATATTATCTACACTTTTAGCAATTCCAGAATTAGCAGCGCTAGGATTAAAAATTGCATCTGCTGTTTGGTGAACTGAAGATGTAAGTTTTCTATAGGATTTAGATACTGGAATAGCATTTCTATAAAAAGATACTCCGTCTAAATTTCCCTGAAGTAATAAATTTCTATCATCTACGTCAATAAAAAATTTTCTAGCAGATATAGAATCAAATGTTTTTGCTTTTGATAAAGCAACTAATACTTCAGTATTGGCCCAGTCTGGGTATTTGCTTTTAACAGTACGGTATACATCTGCTTTTTCTTGAGATGTTTTAGCATTAGCAAAGTTTCTAACTGTAGGACCTAATTCATCATCCCAGAGTTTAATTACATCTGGTTGTCTAAATACAAAATCCATACCAGCAGTAACGTTGCCACGTTCTGCTAAAAATTGATACTTGTCCTTAAGTTTTTCTCCACGAGTTTTAATACCAATAAATCTTAATGCTTCTGTAGGGGTTGCCTTAACTCCTTCAATACCTTTTGTAACCGCTTTAAGTGCAGTACCTACACCAGCCCAAGAAAATGGGTCAATTCCAATTTGATATAAACCATCAATTGGTCCAGAAACTAACTTCTGTGCTTGAAGGACACCTTCTGAAGTTGACATATCAATTCCTAAAGTTTTTAATAACTTTTCTGGAACTGTATCAATTTTATTATTAGCACGGTCTTGAATTGCTCTACCCGCAACATCTCTACCTGGAGATATCTGAGCATTCATTTTTACTTCTTCTAAAATTTTATTAAACTTTTGTGGCTCATCATTATAGAATTTAATAGCATCAAGAATTTCAGCATCTACCTTGCCATAATCATCAATGGCTTCACCTGGTGTTTTACCATCTATGGTAGAGGTAATTAAAGATACTACGCCTTTTCCATATTGTTTTTCAAATTCAGCAATTCTATCCCACTTAAAAGAATTTTTACCATTATATCCATCTTTAATAACTTGTTTAGAAAATGGTTTATCTTGTGATAGTTGACGATAAATTGTAGGTGCAGTATTTGTTACTTTTCCCCAAATATCTGCAGCAGCAAAACCAGCAAGCAATGGACTTGATATTCCTTTTAATACTCTAGTTGCTCCGCTAGTTACGGCTTGTGTAGCCTTACCAATTAAACCTTGTTCTGCTTCAAAAGTTTTTTTGTCAGGAAAAAGATATCTAATATTAGATTGAACAATTGGGTCTAACTCAAGAAATTGTTTTCTTGCTTGTTCTTCGCTTAATCTTAAAAGGTCTTTTGCTTTTTTGTGCGTAAAAGACATCTGTTCAATTATCTTCTGTTGCTCAGGAGGTAAGTTAGCAGTTACGGCAGCCTTATAAAGATTTGGGCTAACCTCTGCTACTACAGGGTTTAATGGTTTATAAGCCACTAGTAGCCTCTATCTTCTAGCATTCTGTAAATTAATTCAGAGTCTCCACTTGGGTCATATTGTGCAATATTGCTAAGAACTGAAAGTAAGGTTGGCTCTGTAGATGGAAGTCTTAATGAAGAAAAACCAGGACCTTCGCCCATATCAATACCGCTAGTTACAGGTTCAGCAGCACGGCGACTTGGTGCAGTAAGTGGAACAATATCTTCCATACCACCCATATTTAAATTTACTTTAGGAACTGGATTACCAGCCATAGGTGCTGCTACTTGGTTGTCGTAGGTTTGCTGTCCTTGTCCATATGGTAATCCTGGAATATAGGTTGCGGCTTGTGTTGGTCCCCCATCAGTGCGTTGACTAAGAGAGCCAGGGCCTGATACTGGGGCTGGGTTATTCGGTTTTCTATATCCACCTTGCTGTGCCACACTTCCTCCTACTTAGTAAATTGTGTTTTAATATTTGCAGTACCACC